CGATAGCAGTCCGCGCCTGGATGTCAGCCATCTGCACCTGCATTAGCTGTTCTTGAGGCGTAGGTTGCGGTGGCGGGGGTGGAGGCGGCTGATAATCAATAGGTAGCGGATTAAAGAACTGGTTTGAGTCCTTAAAGCCGTTAATCTCCAGCATCTTTGCCAACGTGTTTCTAATCTGGCCCAGGCCAACAAGAGGATTGTTTGGTCCCATTTGCTGCATAATTTCTTGTTGTTTAGCGGCAACTTGAGCAAGTGTCGCAAGCCGTTCGTCAGTCATTCCAGAACCAAGTCCAACATTTGTAGACACATCCATCGTAGCATCCCAAACTCTTGGGTCTATAGGTGTCCACTGGTTACGCAACCTTACCATTCGTTCTTGGTCTTGGTTTTCAATAATTAAACGAAGCAACCCTTTGAACAAAGGCTTGAAACCTGTTTCTGCAAACAAGCGAGCAATCATTTCTAGTCGCTGTTCTGCACCCCTCATTGTCGCGCTTACGGCGGCACGGGTCGTAGACTGAAGTACGTCAGGATCTAATCCTTGGGACGCACCCGATACGCCAGTTCTTGACGCTTTCATTCCGTCAAGATATTCCATCATTGGAAATGCTTCGCGGCCAAGGAACGGCACATTTAACTGCTGAACCATGCCTGGTGCCCGCATCCTGATAATTGACCCGACTTCAGGATTTAGCACATCGTCAATGTCTACCTGACCTTCAACAATTCCTGTTCGGGGATATAGCGCAAAAGACAAAGAGTCGAGCATACCGCGAAGGACTGCCGACTTAACTCGCTGTATGTCTTTAGTCATATCTGCGACATCAGAACCAAAAAACACATGAGGCTCTGGATCGCATGAAAAGACTGCAAACGGTATGCTGCTAATAGGCTCGTTGTTTACAACATGGTAGTTGCTTCCAACTGTACACACACGGCGTAGTTCAGCTAAACCATCACCATCGTAGTCAACGTAGCAATAAGCCTCAACGTACAAGACCCTGCGTTGATTGTAGGTTGATAACGGACCTGGTGCGCTTCTGTCTGGATATCGCGCCCAATATTCATCGTTATCTGTAAATGCCACTTCGTCAGACAAGTAGTTGTCGAGCATATCCTTGTCATAACCCATTGCTACCAGATCGCTGACGGTTGCCATCGTTCTGGATCCAACGACCTGTGCGTCATCAAGGCTGGTCGCAGCAGCATCTACAAAAAAGTTTTCTGGTGGCATTGTTTCAACACGCACCTTGTCCCGCCTACGCTGACGCTTGATCTCAGCATCGTAGATCATGGGCGGTTCCATTCCCTGAGCAATCATCATCTGAACTTGCTCAGGTGGTACGTTAGGGTTTGGTACTCCCTCAACAGAAACAGCCTCAACTCCATCCTCTTCCAAGAGAAGCCCAAGGGTAGGTTCGTCTAACCCCTGAAAGCTGTATGTATGTACCTCAACCGAATCATCCCACGACCACTTAACGATGCCGCCTTTGTTAATAAGCGCATCTTTAAAAACGCTATAAAATATTCCTATAGCGTCATTGTCTTCACGAAGTATGTAGTTGACGTAATCTGTTGCCTGTTCGGACATAGCTACGTCTTCAGGTCCACGCGGCACAAAGTCAACTATGTTTTCTGCGCCAAAAAACACACGCATTAGCGACGGAAGCATCGCCTGTACGCTGTCGCGGACATCGCGGCTTACGACCTGACTACGACCATCCACCTCGTTACCAAAAGGTTCACCATTGTAATAACGAGTAGACTCGGCCCTGATCGGGCTAATGTCATCGTCGATAAACTGAATAGCATCTTCGATATATTGACGAACTGCGACCTGCAACTCGTCTTCGGTCATGCCCAAACCAACTTCGGTTTCAGCTTCGTCTATGTATGCCAAATCATGCCACTCTTTTGAGGGTGAACCCTCCGAACGTACTTCGATGCAATAAAATGTTCAACAGAAGATGCCTAGGGGCAACACCTGGTTACAGGAGACATATTGTTTATTTAAGTCAGGCCATCACGCCAATAAAAGCCGAACCCCCTAGACAATTCCTGCTAAATCTCTTTTTAGTTTACCATGCCTTCTGCGTGATCGGCCACCCATCGCCGTCCCAGCATCAGAAGCAAATGTTAATACAAAAGCGTCAGCAGCATCAGGGCTGGCGACACCTCGTTTCTTTAAGTCTGCTTTTGATTCGATTTTAACTTTACCACTAGACGTATAGTTGTACCGCAAAGTAGTCAACTCAGATTTTAATCTGTCGTCGCGTGGCAAGCGAACGTCGCGTCCCTCAAGCCACGCTTTTGCTTTGTACCAAAGCTCGGCCCGCAGGTTCAGGTAGGTATCTCCCATCGCAGGGCTTTCACTAACATTGATTGCATAGGCGGGCAATCCAAGTTCCCTTAGCCGATCCGCGACACCAGCACCTAGTCCAATCGCATCGACAAAGATTTCTTCTGGCTTTTCTGTTGCCGTATCATACTCAGCTTTGATTGCACCTGTCAGTTGCATTGTATCAAGTCCACGCCAAAGCCTGACGGGTTCCGTGACAGCGTTTCCTTTGCGACGGCATAGGGCAGATGCGTCAGTACCAAATCGTGCTACGTCTACGCCCCACACGATTGAACTATATTGAGTCGGTATAACGTCTCGATTGATTGCACCATCAGTCAGTTCCATGCTGATAACAGTGTCATCATCTCCCTTAGGAAAGTCCCCTAATACACGGACACGATAGGTGTTGGATTCTTCACCGTATCGAAGTCTGCACTCTTCGATGTATTCATTAGAAACTCTGGCAGTTTTTTCGCAAGACACATGAAAGTTTGTCCAGCGATCTGACAGTTTGTGAAACGTATCGTAAAAGTAGCCAGAACTTCTTACGGGGTTTCCAGCCAGTACCATTGATGCGTGTAGCGCACTCATGCTACCACCAGCAGCTTCGTATACCGATTCAGGCACACCACTAGCCTCATCACAAATCAGCAAAACGTGTTCAGCGTGTACACCCTGGAGTGCGTCGGGCTGTTCAGCTCTGGATGTTCTAGCTGATATAAAATTTCGCTCGGGATCAGCCGCAAGTTCTATCCTGTCTGCTCGCACGGTAAACATATCCGCAAAACCGTCAGGTGACTGTTTTAGCCACGCTTTGGCTTCAGGCAAAAGCGCATCGTGCAACTGAGCGGACGTAGGTGCTGTGATAACTACCTTTGCGTGGTAATGACAACTGATCCACCACAAAGCGAGCCACGACAAGCAACTCGTTTTTCCAACGCCGTGTCCTGAGCGAATCGAGATACCACGATCTCCTCTGGCGACTGCGGCCATAACCTCGGACTGCCATTCATCAGGATCGGCGTTCAGGATGTTCGTTACAAACAACGTCGGATCTTTACGAAATCTTGTAATCGAAGCAGCAAAGTCCATTGTTATTCTTCCCTGTCTTGATACCAGTCATCCAAGTTGTTGCTTGTCCACGCATCATCGGGCGAGCACTGGTCGCAATTCTTACCGTCTTTAAGCGTTTGGTTGCATACCTCGCATAGCGTCCAACCTGACATAAACTCCCACTTACAATAAATACAAAACTCTTCAGTTACAGGATTACTTATAGCACACCTTGGACACACAATCATGTTGGCGTTTTGTCTCCTTTAGTTCATGTCCATTCGTGCCTTAAGTAACGCAACTTCGCGTTCGAGTTCTACAACTGCTTTTTGTAACTCAGAGATTTGTTCGGTAAGTAGGCCAGCAGTTCCAATGTATTTTCTTTGGCGGTCTGCTACGTCTTGAATCAGGACGACAGCTTGTGCGTCGGCCCGTTCCATGCCCTCGAATCTGGCACCCGCAACCCAGGTTGCAACCAATATGCTGATTGCAAATCCTACAGATATAGCGGGCAGCGAGCTTGACTTAGAGACAGGGCTAGACATTACTGGTCAGCTAACAGCCCCTTCATCCTTCGTGTCCGACCTATCACACTGCGATCAAGGCTTGGTGGGCCAAAGCCTGGTATCGGTATAAGCGAGGGTCCAGCCTGCAACTGATTATCCATAGGTATTAACTGAGGACCGCCGTACATACCTTTGGGATTCATAGCGAGCAGTCCGCTTAACACATCAAGATCCTGACGACCTTTAATATTTTCAGGAAGCGCATAGGGGACACCTTCAAATCCATCGTTTTCGGGAGCCTCAGTAAACGCGGTTATAGCCGACACTTCCTCGTCAGGAGACCATGCGCGAATAAAGTCTGCTTCTGTTGCTCTGCGCCCCACAAGGTCTGTACGCTCGGGATTTAATTCTTGTACGGCCATTGCAAGGGCTTCGCGATCACCAAAGTGTACTGCATCAATAACGCTACGCTTTACATGGCCGTAGTTGTACGCAAGAGATGTTAAGACAGCCAGCGTGTTTGGGTCGAGTGAGTCAAAGGTTTCTTCGCCAATCGCTCTTTTAACCTTTGGTATAAACTCTGTTGTCAGTCGTCTGTCAAGATCTCTTTCGGCAGCGTCTCTTGGATACTCCATCTCTTCTGTAACTTTACGAATCGTGCCGTCTTCGTCAGTGATTGTGTCACTGCCATAGCCAGCCCTCCATTCGTTCACATCATAGTGTGGGGTATCGGTAAACCCTTCTCGGCTAATAATAAATTCTCTGACTGTCTGATACCTAGGATCGTTTAGATATCGCTCGTCTGAGCCTAGTGAATCGCTTTCGGGATTAGGGAATAGAAGGGCCATAATGAGTATTAGGTAAAACCTGTTAATTATTTGCCTGTTTTAACTCTAAGCGTCCGTAGATGCTTTCGCGCCATTGCCAGTGTCTTGTGCGTTTTTAGTGTGCGCCAAATTCCATTACTAAGCTGCACTTGCACAGACTTACCTTTCAGGCGATACGGCATCTACATACTTCCCGTTTTTTTTACAGACGACAATTTCGTTGCCATACCAACAGTTGCTCATGCTGGCTGAACAGGCAAGGGCTATCAGTAGGATAAGAACTCCTGCTGCCAACCTTAGCATTAAACTTCTACGTCACCGTAACGACTAGTTCCTGCCCTGGTTGGCCGTTTAGTCATTCCTAGCATACGACGAAGCCTTCTTCTTTCTGGTCTAGTAACGGCTGCACCTAACTCTGCACGTTCTATTGCTCGTCTTTCTTGGTCGCTAACCTGAGCACCAAGAGCCTCGCGGGCCGCAGCTATACCAGCGGGTGTGTATGGAAACTTTTTTCCACCGATGTTCGGCATCCTCTTGTCCTCGCTATGGGTACAGATATCTGATTAAGTATACCACAACAACTGAAGCCAAGCGAATGAACCGTCGACGACACAACTGGCACAACTGTCACAGCACTTTTAGTAAGGATCTCTCCCGCGAGGATTATAGGGGCACCGTAGTAAAACACGTGTGCCACCTGTGCCACCTACCGAAAACACTGGACTTATGAATATATAATCCCCACCCTGTCCATCCTGTCCATCCAAAAAACCAAAGCCTCTCCATACACAGAAATAGAAAAAGTTTAGTAAAACGGGTGGACACCTTGGACACCTACCAAAAAAAGTGTCTAGAGCATGACTCGTGACACGTGTCATGTGTCATGGGCTACGCACCTGTTTTTGATCCGACCAACACAACAACTATGGAGACGGCGAGACTCGAACTCGCGTCCACCCCAAGCTCAACGCCTATGAGGTGTCGAAACCTATCTCGTCCCCGATTGACTTGCTATCGCCAGCAGAACCTTTGGGTCAGATCTCGCAGTCTTGTACGGATCTATCCCAAACGTAACAAACTGCGTGACCCCAGGACACAGACAGTCATCAACATGACAGTCATGGAACGTGCACCACATCCGCTCGCACAGGTCGCACTCAATCCACAGAGGAGTGCTTTCAGGATAGTCCAAACTGTCTAGCCTATAATCTTTCTTTTTGTTTTAACTGTTTACTTTGTTTCCTCTAGTTTTCCAAGCCCCTCTTCCAAACTAGAAAATAATACAGAAAAAACTCGTTGCCTTATAAGGACTTAGGGGGTGTAGGGGGGTCTTCCATACCCCCCTTCCACTGGAAACTAAATGGGCACCCCTTCAATCTCTTCCTCGACAACAGATGTACCCAACAACTTGTTGGTTTGCCAGGGCAGTAGCTTGATGCCACGCTCAGTAAAATACGCCATTACCGACTCAGGTGTCATATCACCAGAACGCTCCAAAGCATCGGCAGATTCACGCATCAGCTTCCAGTCTAATCCCGAAAGAAACTTTAGACGGGATCGCAATCTTTTAACCAGTTCCATATTGCTCATAGTGTCTCCTTGTTAAGCAAACGATACCACACGGGCCGCATACGTCAAGCGAAATATTGAGGACATTGGTGTGTGTCAACCGACAATTACTCCTCCCCCTACTTTTACAAGAGGGGGGGGTCAAATCGGCTTGGTCTGTCTTGGGCATTGTATGGGGCTTCGCTAGGCAGTCTCTCGCTTGCTGTACGCTCCTCTAAGCTCTCTCGTGAATCGATTCGATGCCGAACAGCTTCGAGCGATTCGAGACGCTCAGAGCCTGGCCTAGACGCTTAGAGCATGACCTTGCGGTTTCGGTTCTTGCAACACACGAACTCGAACCCTCTCCCTCATGACTCGGGAAAGTAACGAACCCCCTTGTGTATTCGGTTCTTATGCGCGTTGGGGGTTCACCCGATGAGGGAACCCCC